AGTGGCGGTGGCAGTGGCGGTGGCGGTGGTGCCGGCGTTAACTTTAATAATATGCGCCCCCCGGCTCCTATGCCGACACAACAGACCAAGAGTGAACGCTACGCACCCCCGTCCAATCGTCCGGACTTAAACCGGGCCCGGGGAATGGACGACGGTATTAATATTCAAGAACAATTTGAACCAGTCGGAAGACAACCAGCAGAACGTTCTAATAAACGTCCGGAAATGAAAGGACCGTCCGATATTGGCGATTTATTGGCAGGCTTAAAGACTAAGACAATTAATGTACAACCACCTCCATTGCCGTCCCAACGAGTGCGGCCGCAACAGCAACCGCAACCGCAACAGCAACCGCAACAGCAATCGCAACAGCAACCGCAACAGCAATCGCAACAGCAACAAGTGAATAGTCTCCGCCAAAATATTAACACAGCAAATAATAATATTACATCTGTATCGGTAAATAAAGTAGACAGTTTAGCAAAATTTACCGAATTACCTAAACCTAAACGAAAACAAAAGAGCGATAAAAATACGGTGAGTTTGGATATCTAAAGTGCGCTTTTTATAAAAAGGGTGACAAAAATACAGCTAAACAATCTACAACGGCTTCATACTTAAATTATGTATAAATTCATACATAATTTACACTATTTTTTTTCTAAAAAGTATGTAATTGCAGTAGTGAGAGCAAACAATATACCACCCCATGTCGTGTCTAATAACACTGCCCATGGTGACCATTTATCAAGTATTGCATACGTGGTGGTTTCGTAAACACCATAAATAACGATACCAAAAATAAACGCATCTTTCACTGATTTATGCTGGCTGATAATAAAATAATATAACCCACCAATTAACAACATATAACACAAGACTGCGCCACTTAATTTAAACTTGATGCGGCTACCTTGAACTGTTTTGACAATATTATTAAAAAAATCGCTAAAGGTAGAGAGATAAACTGCGTCTAATAACAACATCGCTATGGCAGAGATAATAATCTGTTTTAACATTATATTATATGATATTATAATATAAAATTGAACAGGTTTAAAAAGTAAATTTTAATAGTAAATAGTATTGAAAATGAGCACAAATGAAAAGAAACAACTTGCAAAAGAAAAAAAGGTTCTTAAAAAAGAAACCGAAACAGGTACAACAGAAAAAAAAGTCAGGAAGCCAAGGGTTAGTAAAAAGGCGGCTGCAAGCGCAGTGCCAAATGAAGGCGCCGTGCCAAATGAAGGCGCCGTGCCAATTCAAAACACAAACGTAACCGAAGAAGAAGTGGAAGCTGAAGCTATTAAACTTGCGGCTGAAGCTGGTGTGAACATTGTCTACACTAATCCAATCGTAGATGATGATACTATGAATTTCGTCCTTATTGACGGTAGTTATTTCGTATTTTACAGGTATTTTGCATTAAACGTCTGGTGGAAGAACGCCAAATCCGGGGATAAACCTGACATTTCATGCAATGACGATCCCGATTTTATTGAAAAATTTAAAAAGACGTTTGAATCCCGGATTGCAGAGATAAACGACTGTCTCGGGTTGGCCAGCTCTATTAAACTCGCCGCCATTGATTGTAAACGTGCGGATATCTGGCGGAATCACATCTATCCTGATTATAAATTAACCCGAACAAAGGATGATGAATTCGGAGTAAGTAAATTCTTCAAACTTACATATGATGAGAAGCTATTTGAAGCCGCTGGCGTAGATGCAACACTGATGTATCAACATTTAGAAGCGGATGACTGTATTGCCCTCACGACGATGCATTTGCGGAAAACGTATCCTGATGCCCATATTTGGATCATTGCGAATGATCACGACTATCTCCAGCTCCAAGATGAACATGTGCATTTGAGGAACTTAAAGTATCAAGACTTGACACTCAGCAAAAATTCGTCAGGCGATTCACAACAAGACCTCTTTTGTAAAATCGTTGCGGGAGATAAAAGTGATAATATTCGGGGTATTTTTAAGAAATGTGGAATTAAAACCGCTACAAAATACTATCACGATCAAGACTTGTTTGAGAAAGCATTAGAAGCAGAACCAAAATCTGAAGAATTATATTGCCTAAATCGCGCCTTAGTGGATTTTAATTATATTCCATCTGATTTGGCTGAGGGGTTTCGCATGGAATGTTTGTTGTTACCAGAGTAAAAAGTATACTTTATCTATTATATCGGCGAGTTTTCGCACGTTTCTTCAAAGTTTTCTTCTTATATTTTTTATGACGTTTGTTTATTCTTGTGTATTTTTTTGTTCGGCCGCCTAAATACATATAATCATCTGTAATAGGACCGCGTTTTTTATATTTTTTAACCTCTGCTTTAAGCCAGTCCTGTAAGACAGGTTTTTTCCCTATAACTGTTTGTTCATTCCGATATATTAACCAATTTTTTGCGAAAAAATCACTCTCGTTGACTAGTTCTTCTTCCACTTTATTTTTTCGCCATTTATCTACATCAGGTTGTTTGCTAGCGGACTCTTGTTCTTGTTTGTATTTTAGCCACTCGTTTTTATATTTATTTAAAAACTGTGTCCGTTCCCGGTCTGTAATCCACTCGGTCATAGGAACCACGGGCAAACCTTCATTTTTGCGCTGGTCCTTGTAGTTGAGCCACTCAGCCGTATAGTGTTCTTTTGCTTTCATATCTTCAGTTTTATCTAGTTCCTTTAATAAAAGACTAATCTCTCTTCGGGACTGTGATAATTCGTTATTTGTACTGTTTCCATAAGGACTGTTGATGTTTCCATAAGGACTGTTGATGTTTCCATAAGGACTGTTGATGTTTCCACTTTGTGGTGTTAATATAGACCGTTTTATCGGAGAAAACTCATCGTCCAAGTCTAAATCAATATTGAAAAGTTCTTTGGCCTGTTTGTTCAATTCAAACGCTTTAATTTTACAATTGGCTCGTTTAAAATCACCATCGTTTAAATTACGCACAGCATTCAATATAGTAACATCAAATTTTACTTCATATTGTAAAGTGGTTTTGGGTAAACCTGGGCTAACTACAGGTTTAAAACTGTTCGGAGCATATGCGCTTTTAATAACGGACATTTGAATATTGTTAATGGGTATCACCATTTTTTCATTTAAAAACTCTTTTCTAAAGACTTCCAAATTATTTTTTTGAATTTCCATTGGTGTATAATTCGCATAACTCGCGCTCTTTAATAAACGCACGGCATTATAAAAGACTTCATAATTCAGAAAGATCTGTCTCACACTTATATTGTTACCTTTTAAAATTTTAGGGTCTAAAAATACCTTGGTCGTAAAGAGAACAAGACCTTTATTCAAGAAAGGCACTGGTTTTGTAGAACGGAAATCCCCTTTTGTGTTTAAATAGATTTTTAATAATTCCACAACTTTATTAGTATTCATTATATCATTATTAAGTGTATCATTATTTTTTGCATCATTATTTTTTGCATCATTATTTTTTGCATCATTATTTTTTGCATTATTCATTTTTATATACTACAATAATTGTATATAAAAATTTTAGTTTATACATTTAAACTTCCATATATTCAATACCGTTATTTATAGACTGATATGTATGACTATTTGCATCTGTAAAACTTTCCATTACTGGTATGTCATCAACCGGTTGTCCATTATGAATGTTCATATAACTCAAAAACTGAGCTTGTTGTGAGCGGCTTTTGGCCTTTTTCGCTTTTTCCAAGACTTCTGTGGCTTTCCGTATCTCCTCAGGAGTTATAATACTATCATTATTCGTATCAATGATAGATGCAATATGTTTCATTTTTTCCGGGATAATACAAAACCGACTCTTTTCGTTAAAAATATGGTCTGATAAGATAATAAACGCAGAAGTCATTATAATTGATAATACTAAATCCCGTGTACCTAAAAAAACCACACAAAAAATCACGATTTCGCGACCCAACCCGTTTCTTAATGCGTGTTCTTGTGTTTTTGTTAAACCAATCTCAACATATTTAGTTCCAATATTCATAAGAATCATCAGAATCCCTGCAAATAATTTACTAGAGTTTATTGGATGGATATAAGCTTGATGAAAAAGACTAAAGAGTCCTGGCTCTGGAAAGGAGGTTTTTTTGACCATAGACACTTATATATACACTTTTAGAAAAAGTGTGGCAAAAACAATCTTTTAGAAAACAACCTTTTAGAAAAAGGTTGGGCCAAAAATTACGTGCGATTTCTTTGCGATTTCTTTGCGATTTCTTTGCGAATTCATTGTGATTTCTTTGCGATTTCTTTGCGATTTCTTTGCGAATTCTTTGCGAATTCATTGTAAAGTTTATATTATAAAATTGATTTTGAATAGGGATGCGGGGTATAGTATTAAATACGTTAATCGCAAACTACTTAAAAAATGGTCCCCGACTATGTGATTTTCCCACTAATTATGGGTCAAGTTTCCCATATTATTACCGCCTTAAAAACCGGCTATGTCATCATGGACTGCTGTATTTTCGGACTACTCTTCCTACTCTATAAGAATGTGAAACCCCGGGATATGAAACGCTGTTTTTACTCACTCACCAGTAAACAAACCAATAATAAGCAAACCGTTGTATTAATGTCCTATGAAGAAAAACGCAGTATCAAGTTTCGGGCTATAATGCATTACCTCGCACAGAAAAATAAATCTATTTACAAAATACGCGAAGTCACCGACACCGTATGGGATGCCGAAGGTGAGGGCAAAATAGAAAAACACAGCGAATATTTGGTGGATCAATCCAAAGAATTCGCTTTGACTCCATCTATATTTGGTCTCATCACGACGAATTCTAAAGAAAAAATGCGGGGTTTGGGCGCAACCGAATATATTGATTATAATATCCTGAAAATCTATTCCTACACGCTAACATTAGTGGAAATCCAGGAGTGGATAAACACGGTAATCAAGACCTATAAACAGTATTTGAAAACATCATCCAACGAAACGCAACTGTATATTACAGCGTCAACAGCAATCGGGAAAAAAAAGAACAGTGAGGCGGGAGGGTCTAATAGTTCCTTGCATATTGAGGCCGTGCCATGGGAGTCAACCATTACATTTGCCAACAGTTATTTTCACGAAATGGACAGTGTTCTTAAAAAGATTGATTTCTTCCTAAAGAACAAGACCTGGTACCAAGACAAAGGCATCCCATATAATTTGGGAATTCTCTTGTACGGAGAACCGGGCTGCGGAAAAACCCGTTTTATTAAACAGCTCTTGAACTACACGGGCCGGCACGGAATTGATATTAAATTAAACGACCAAATGAATTTCCAAGATTTATATAGTATTATCTTCAAAGAGGAAATCAATGAAGAGTATATTATTCCGCAAAACCAGCGCGTCTTGATATTTGAGGATATTGATGCAATGGGTGAAACGGTGAAATGCCGGGATACCAAAACAAAAGAAATGAAAAAAAAGAAAGACGAAGAGTGTAGTAAATTGAATGTCTTGCACGAATTGTTTAAAGACAATGGGTCATCAGATAATGAAAGCAGTAGTAGTAGCAAGATGCACATCATCATGCCCACAGCGCCATCGCCGTCAACAAACAATAATTTGTCCTATTTACTCAATATGTTTGACGGAATTAACGAATGCAGTGGTCGGATTATTATTATGACGAGTAATAAACCGGAGGTCTTGGATAAAGCCTTGATTCGTCCCGGGCGGATTGATATCAAAATTAATTTCAACAGTTGTACACGTTATGACGTGATGCGATTGGTTAATTTATTCTGGGATTTAGACCTGGCGGAAGAGATGCTGTTGCCAGAACTGGAACTGAAATACACGTCTGCTGAAATTTATAATATCTTCCGCGGAACGGATGATTTTATTGAGATTGAACACTTGTTTTTAGTGAAGTAAACAACCTTTTTGGAAAAGGTTGAGCCAAAAAAGCAACCTTTTTATAAGCGAAGCAAGTGGGGAAAAGGTTGTTTTTATAAGCTAAGAAGCATGTGGGGAAAAGGTTGTTTTTTATAAATTATTCTTACGAACAAACTGTTTGACTTTATGTTGCACATTACTTGTAAAACCATCTTTTAGCATATTGACCTTCCTTTTCTTTCGCCGGTAATTACTTTTGACTTTATTCAATAAGGAACTTTCAAATGATTCAATGTCGGGGGTTTTATACGGATTTAAAATGATTGTGAGAATCATTATACCGAATAATAAAAAAGCAATAAGAAGTCTCATTCGTATATATATATATTAAAATATTTAGTAAAATAGTAATAGTATTTGTTTAATTTACATTTTTAACCATACTTTTGCGACATGACAGTTTCACTTTCACTTTTTTGCTACATTTTTTTTGAAAAAAGTGTAAAGTGTCTAATAAGTCCCTAAACAAAATAAAAATATCTCTTTTTCATATAGATATGAATTTTGGATTACAAGGTGCTCCTTATAATTCCAATGAAAATGAAATGGATATTAAAAAAACTCAACGGAAAAAAACCTTAAGGCGACCTATAAATAATGGCCGGCTCAGTGAAAACAATGGCATGCCGGTGAACGCCGGTGGCGAACGTCACTATAATAAAAACGTGGAAGCCATGATTGGCTCTATTCACAGTCAAATAACCCCCGACAGTGACGACGGTATGGGAGATTTTTCTCCCCCTCCCCATGCCGAATTACAACATAGAAAACTCAACGAATCCACTATTAACCAATCAAACATGGATGAATTAAATGCTATGGCTAATTTAAAATACCATACGACACCCTTACGTGCCGGTAATGAACAAGATGGACCTGTAAATGTAGTGAATATTGATACTCCGGTTAGTAAAGAGGGATTTAATAGCTTGCCGACCAATGGGAATTACGGTTCGCCAAATAACTACGGTGTCAATACCTATACGGGGGCGAATAACTATGTGGGGCCGTACAACCAACAATTGCCGTATTATACACAGATGAGCCAAAAAACGGGTGGCAAAGACCATCTTTTAGAGAAACTCAATTATATGATTCTACTATTGGAAGAACAAAAGGACGAGAAGACAGGACATGTCATTGAAGAATTAATATTGTACTCGTTTCTGGGTGTGTTTATGATTTTCATTGTTGACTCATTTGCTCGGGCCGGAAAATATACCCGGTAAAAAATGCATATTACATATACTTTAGGAAATACGTACATGTAATTGGCTTAATAAATTATTAAGCATTCTTTCCCTTTCAGACTATAACAAGCATAATTATAAAAGAAAAATGCTGTCGGGCTTGTAAATTGTACCAGGGATTTTATAGTGGGTGTTAATAGTTTACTGGAATGAGCTGTTTCTTCCAGGAGTAATCGGGTGGTTTTATGTTTCTCTTTTATTTCACTGCACGCTTGGTGAAATCCGTATTGAAAGAGGTCTAATGTGTTGGTGGCATTGAGTGTAGCAATACATTCGCTCACCTTTTGTCCATCATATGTAAGTTCTAGTAGTCGGAATATGTAACAGGCGATTATACCCACTCCGTTTGCACCCACTCCGTTTGCACCCACTCCGTTTGCACCCACTCCGTTTGCACTTGCGTTTGAATTTGTTTTATCTACTAAACAATAAATTCGTATATTGTCTGTTTTAATCAAGTGGGTAAGACTTGTGACATCCGGTAAAATAACGCATTTAAACGTCTTCATTTGACTTTTGATAAATTCCATACATAAATAGAGTTGAGTAATACCTATTTCAATAAGAGTATGATGGGGAGCAGACAAATTATTAACCAGATTCGCTAATGGTAAGCAATAGGTATTGAATGCTACTAAGGGGACAATTGCATTTAAAACGCCTTCTCTCTTGAACAAGCAAGTCGTGATCTGTTTATTTTGTTGTCTAAGATTATAATAGTGTGTTTGAATCATAGTAGAGGCGATGCCTTTTTTTCTGTACGCGGGGTGGACACAGAGGTTATCTACATAATATGTTGTAAACATTGTTTTATCAGAACCAAAGAGGGTTTTTTCATTAAGACGGACGTAGAGAGGGCGTGCGGAGATGACTGCTATAATATCTTTATTTATTTCATCTTTTTCTTTTTCTGGAATAACCCAAAGTTTCGGTTCTTGGTACACTGTTAAATAACTCAAGTGATTAGAATGGAGTAAATAGTCCAATATATTCGCTTTTGTGGGTGTGTACATAGTACTTTTATTCGTGTCAGTATAAATATAGTTATCTTTTATAAATTCACAAAATGATGTGATTTGTTCACTCTCCATGTTTTCATCTGTGAGAGAAAACGTTTTAATATTAAATAAATCCACATATTTATTTATCAGAGGGAGTTCTTTCGTAATGCAACCTGGGGGACCAGTAATCCAATAAGTGAGATTATACCAATGAAATACCGGTTGTTTAGACCAAAACGGCATTTTACATTTCAAATAAAGTAACATGAATAAATAAAAAATGATTAGCATCGCGAAAAAATAAGAGAGAAAGAGTAGATACATTATATATAAAAAATTACTTAATTTTATATATAAATTTTTAAAATTGATTTGTAGGTTTAATAATTAAGTATTAGAAAATCAATTACAACTTATCAGACAAAAATGTACTCTCAGCACCGATATCAATCCGAGCAGGAAATGGAACGCTTGCAAGATGAAGCCGAACGAAATAATTTAAATAACAGTAGGGAGTATAATGGTCGTGATGACAGGGAGTATAATGGACGTGATGACAGGGAGTATAATGGACGTGATGACAGGGAGTATAATGGCCGGGATGACAGGGAGTATAATGGTCGGGATGACAGGGAGTATAATGAACGTTATGGTTACCACGCACCCACTAGCCATGCACCCAGTAGCCACGCACCCAGTAGCCACGCACCCACTAGCCACGCGTTCATTGCCACCACCATACCAAGACCCACATCCGATAAAAAATATCGGGCATTAACCTATGACAAACATGACAAGTCATTTTCCAAGCAAATGCAAAATTTTGAGTTGCCTCCAGAATTCAACAAGTTTACTAACGACCTGCTGAAAGAAACGGAGATTAGTCGGGTGTGTTTGTTACAAGCGATTGATGAGTACAATAAAATGAACTTCCCACCTTTACCAGAGGCTTTTCAAAAAGCTGCCGAACATTGTCGCCGATTTCGGCGGTCCGCATACACAGTCAGTGACAAAACATACGCTAAACAAATGAGTTTCTACGATTTACCACAGGAGTTTAATGAATTTACTGATGATCTGATGAAAGAGAGTCATATCAATCGTATTGAATTATTAGAGGCTATTGAAAAGTATAATGAAATGAGTTTGCCACGATTACCTTCTCTGTTTCAAGACATGGCGACTAACTGTCAACCAGAACAAGCGTGCGTGATTTGTTAACAAATGTGTAGACTTTTGAAGATTTGAAGATTTGAAGATTTGAAGATTTGAAGATTCCGAAGGTGTAAAGAAAATCAATTTATAAATTGATTTTTTTCTAGGTGTAAAATTCATTTTAATTGGGTTTTTGTAAAACATACATAAACTGATGAGTGTATTGACATTTAATCATATCAATTTGAGAATATAAAATAAATCCGGCTTCTTTAGCAATGGCAAGGATGGCTGCTTGGGTCGGCATATAAAATTTATGTTCATTTTTGACGATTTCCTTTTGTTTATTGTTAGATGTCGGTTTGAACGTTTCATGAAATATTGCATTCACATCATCCGTCTCATTGTTACTGGGAATCAGTTCAAATTTTGCATTATAGTCAAACAGGTCAAACTTCACTGTGGTGGTAGTGATACGTTTCTTGGTATAGCTTTGGGGCGAGACAATGTGAAAGGGGTCGCCAGCGGGTAAAATAGGGTCAAACAAGTCTCGGTTGACTAAATGCAGTATTAAAAACCCCCCGGGCATGAGCCAGTGAATGCAATTCTCAAAGAACTGGCGTTTATTTTTAATATAATAAATGGTGAAATAAAGACAAGTAATATGAGTAAAGGAATTTCCCGGGAAAGCCATCGTGTCCAGGGCATCGGCCAATTTGAAATCCAATTCAGGATAGGTGCTTTGGGCTTTTTTAATCATACTAGGCGAGAGATCAATGCCAACAACTTTGTAGCCATGGGAGGCTAAACTACTCACATGATGGCCTGTGCCGCTACCAATATCCAGTATAATACTTGTGTCGGAAGGCTTAGTAGTCTCCACGATTTGCCCGATTTCGTAATCATTTTTCACTTTATTAAAGACGAGTTCATCATAAACACTAGCGTAAAAATCGTCATAGAGAGTAGGTCCTTCCTTGAGTTTAAATTCCGTAGAATGTTCGGTGAAGCCTTCTATATCCTTGTGCTTAACAAAGAGTGTCATGATAAATAAAATTGCTAAAATATAGAATATTTTTTGTAAACGGGGGGCTTTATAAAAATAGCTATAGGAGGCTTTTAAAAAATGCTTAATACCGTTTTTTAAGGCCATCTGATTACTAATATATACTTTTAAAAAAGTATGGCAAAAAAACAAGCAAACAATTATATGTAAATCGCACGTATTTTTTCAACATTTTTCTACTATTCTTTTATTAAATAGATTATGGCTGACACTGGTACTTCTATAGAAATCAATGATAAACGAGCCGCCGCCGATTTTCGGGGGGTGTCATTCTCGCAATTCCAGAAATCAAAAGTGAAATCAGAGTTATTATCCTCACTCATTAACAATAAAATAGAACCCGCCTGTTTTTGGGTGGCGGAATTAGTGTGTGCGGGGCATTTCTTAGACGTATGGGAAATCCTGATTCTTTTTGTTAGTCGCTACATTCATTTAGGCAATCCGAAACTCCCCATATATATCTCCATGCGGTTTACAAATTTCAAGGATATCATGGCTAATGGCTACGCCGGTAATGAATTAAGTCTCCGGAATAGTGTCAAAGTCCGGCAACTCTTCTCCGAAATCGTCTGTATTGTTTCGCAATCCAAAAAAAAACACAGTTTTGAGGCTGTGAAAATCTTAAAAACGGATGAATTTGATATGACATATATGGCCTCAAAATTAAAAGCCCCCTCCATAGACTTTGCGCAAGACGTCTTCAAAACTGACGACCCGAAAGAACTCTATATTGCGATGAATGAATTCGCTTATCATTTGTCTAAAACATCCAGGAATGGGGTGATGGCATGTTATTGGTTGGAATGGCTGTTGGAATTTGAAACCCAGTGCAAACATAACAAATCGGTGTGTATTGCTGAGACCCGCACCTTTGCACCAGTCCTGGATAAGTTTACAAAAGACCCGATTTGGCTAATATGGGAACTGCTTTTACAAGAGGCCGCAAAAGACCCGCTTAAGAAGAAAATCATTATAGCTTTATTAGACCTCTTTAGTATCAAGTATACGAGTGGAATGAAGAAGAAGCGACGGTTTCTTATATATTTCGCCATTAACCTCCTGACGGAACAGGTGGATTTAAAGATTGATATAATGGGCAATAAATCGCAAATTGATTCCATCATGCAGAAAATCGGTCTCGTCTACAAGGACGTGAAAAAAAATGAAGTAACTCTGGGTGATGATTATCTCTTTATGGGGGTGGAGCGGTCTAACTTGGACAAAACGATTGAACGGTTGGAGAAGATGAATGAGACACTTTTTTAACAAGTGTAGAAAATATATTATAAAAGCTCCGCTTCATTCGCCGTGAGCAACGAGTCAATTTTGAAATTGGTTTGTCGGTTGTGAGGGGTTCATACGGTTTTTCTCTCGGTCATAGTAGTTAGGTTGTACATATTATATGTTTATAATCCATAACATATAATATTTTATATATTATACGATGACTCCCAAGAAAATCTTCATTGTTCCTTATCGGAACAGAGAGAACCAGAAGACAGAATTTCTTAAGCACATGAAAGAAAAAATATTAATAGATGAGCCTGTGGGAACATACAAAATTTATTTTGCCCACCAATGTGATGAACGGCCTTTTAATCGCGGTGCCATGAAAAATATCGGCTTTATTGCGATGACAAAGAAATACCCACATGATTATAAACATATTACCTTTATATTTCATGATGTGGATACAATGCCTGCCGAAAAAAACTTGATTGATTATGATACCCAGCCAGGCGTGGTGAAACATTTTTATGGTTACGAGTTTGCTTTAGGAGGCATGTTTGCGATTAAAGGGTGTGATTTTGAGCGGACTTTAGGGTTTCCCAATTTTTGGGGATGGGGTTTAGAAGATAATATGATTCAAACACGTTGTTTAAAACTCAAACTAAAGATTGACCGGAGTCAATTTTATTACATGCGGGACCCCCGGATAATTCGGGCATTTGATGGGTTTGAACGTTTGATTTCTAAACGGGACTCTGTAGTATATAAACACGAAACACCGGATAATTACTTGTGTTTGAGAAATGTTCATTGGCAGCTATTGGATGAGTTTATAAATGTCATTAAGTTTGATTGTAATATGGACCCGTCAACACAAGAATATGCGACACATGATATACGCAAGGGAAATAAATTATTGGTACCACCAGGATATAATCGGCGAGTGTGGAAACTTAATACAACAACCTTTTAAGAAAAGGTTGGACCAAAACAACAACATAAATCACACATAAATCACACATAAATCACACATAAATCACAAGTGAATTTTGGCCCAACCTTTTCTAAAGGTTGTATTTTGGCCCAACCTTTTCTAAAG